CGATGGTAAATGTAATGTTCTCAGAAGGCTTGATATTACCCGTTAGAACCAATATAAAAAGGATGCAAGTAAATATTGTAAACACTAATGCAATCAAACTACCCGTATTCTTAGCAAGCCACGAACTAGATTCAGATTGATTAATTAGAACCTCCCTAGCACGTGCATCTTTTCGATCTTCTACCTCAATGCGAAACCCCTCTAAATCTTGCTCCAAAAACTTTAATGCTACCTCTTTTTGCTCAGCGGTTAACTCAGTACTACCCGTTATCATGTCCTTAATAGAGGTCGCAGCCTCAAGCCAATTGCCTGTTGCTACTTGTCCAATAGTATTTAATAGGTTTCCTGCATTTGCTCCCGTTAGGAATTTTACCAATGCTCTTTCTTTGAATGGTTTTTTTGCCATGATATATTTAGTATTTCGTTTGCTTTTTCTAGTCCCTCTCTACCATCAAATGAATTATGAACAAGTATCATTTCTCCATTTTCTACTTCAATTCTAGGCACACATTCGCACGTTGAATCTAGTTCGTGTTCTTTCAAATCATTAATAGGATAGACATTAATCATTGTTTAGATTTTATAAATATCACCAATAAATACTACTGCAAGTTCATGTGTAGGATTTTGAACATAAGACGTACAACCATCAGGAAAAAACATAAGTTCATCCTCTGTATTTGTCATGTTATTTTGAAACATTACACCCTCTCTAGATACAAATGTTTCGCTAAGTTCATCTTTATCCATCCCACTAAAATAGTAAATTATCTATAAGGAACTTCATAAAGATAATCTAAGCCCGTAAATCTAAGGTCAATATGTAACCATGTAGGGGTAGCCATTTCGATTGTGGTCAAGCCCAATTTATTCAACTCTTCAAAATTATCTTTAATCAACTTTCTAAACTCTTCATAGGTTTTGATGTTATGAGTTAGGGAGATTTTAAGATCAAAGCCCCTACCAAATTTATGTTGAGATAGTTTACCTCCTACCAACGTATCAGGCATTCTGAATCCACTTTGAGAGAATATCCCGCCCGTATGCCAATCGTTAATTCTGATCGGCTCATCTACTAATTCACGTATTCGGTCAAGTAATACACCCGCCCGATGGTCTAGGAACTGAGCCGACCTACCCGCAAACTGTGAAAATAATTGTTGAGGTACTAACTCTTCTAAGTCGAAGTATTTACTGTATTTCATTTATCTCCGAATTTACATCCCATCACAAAGAAGGCTAATATTAACCCTCCGATCAATGAGATAAGTTGCATTATTATTTTGATTTGAATTGCATTACTAGGTAAAGCCCACCCCACTGATTCACCCGCCCCGTACACCGTATAAGCCTCCGTATAGACATGAATGAACCAAAGTATGGGTAACATGCCAGCAACCTTTAATCTATTCCCTTGTAGGTGCTTATTAAATACATTCGACTTTTTAAAGAAAAGCAAGAATACATATCCCATAGCGACCATTAAAACTAACATCTCGGAAATGTATAATAACATCAATATTGTTGGCATACATTCACTTTAGCTTTTCGGTTATGAGTAGTTCTAATCTTCTTGATGATGCTTCTTGTCTATCGACTAATTTAGCGAGGTTCTCATTACTTGTTTCCACGCCACTAAGAGCGTCTGCTACCCTTTCAAGTGTTTGATTTAACCTATCATTTTGAACTGTTAAATCTGCCCTCCACTCTTTGCGCTCTGATCTATTATCTCGATACATGAATACCAATGCGCCCGCCAATGAAATAACAATACCAGACGCTATGGCTAACATGTATTGTGTTAGCTTAAAGTCTTGAATGAAATTAACTGATACTGCTAATTCTTCTTGTGTCATTTTTGTAGTGGAGGTTCGGGAATAGTACCGTACATGATTTCGATCACTCTGATTTGCTCAGGTGTAGGTTCAGGGAATGGGGCTTCGTTCATTTTAACCAACGTGAGATTTTATACTTGTTTCTTATTGCGTAACGCTTTGCACCTCGTATTGCATTACACCTTTGAGTGTAAACTATTGATCGGTACTTGGGCTTATTTGACGCTTCATCAAATATAATGAACTGAGCTGAATCATGCTCATACCTTTCAATTGATACCTCGACTTTCTGTTGTTTTGCCATGATTATTTTACGGTTATGCCTTGTAAGTATGGAGTTTGCCCCGATGTCTGCCATCCCTTAATTGATATACCATAAGGAATTGCGCCCACCCATTTATTCACATCTGTAATAGTAAATTCAGCAGGGAAATCCTCGAACTGAATACGACCACCCGAAACTGATTGAAACTTACTACCGCTTGTCAAATATGGGAATCTTTTCAATAACAATTTTGCATAGGCTGAACTTTCAAACTTTACAATTGTATTATCGTACTGACCAAAGTAATCGGAAACAGTTGATACGCCTTGTTTCTGTTTAATGTAAACACTAGCAATCTTTGCTTTATTTTCATGGTGAGTAGAAGCCATATTTAAGCCGTGAACTACATTACTATTTTGATCGTCCCAAAATACATGGTAGTCTGCCCCGTTTAAAACTCCTTCGTAGATTTCGTGGTAAATCTCAGTTCCACTACAAGCGATGATTCTAATGTTTGCAAGTTGACCATCTGATGAACGATATTTATTATGTGCTATGTATGGATGATTGGATTGACTAGCAGAATTTGACCCGCCCGTAAATCTTGCATAGTCTAAATTGATCGATACGTAATTCTCCCAAAAATAGTTGTGGACAATATTTGTCCCCATGCACCATCTCAAGTCCATTGCGTATTTAAAGTTTCTAAAGTTGCAAGATGAAATTTCACTACCGTAATTCGCCTCCATGTAAATAGCGATATTATTGCTACCATAGAAATCAACATTCTCAATAATTAATCTCGTATCAATTCCTTTGTTTGCCTCTGAAAGACTCGTATAAGTTCTAACGATGAAGGTATCAATGTTACTTGGTATTGTTAATTTATACCCATCACCATGAATGATTTTAAATCTTGAATATGTTTGGGATAAACGCCATTTACCTTGTACTACAATGTCAGCCCCAAGCGTTACGGCTCTAATGTTGTCGTTATTGAGTTGTGCGATTAGTTCAGCCCATGTACGTGCTTTACCATCACCACCTCCCGAACTAGGAGGGCATGAAGGACAAACACCATCGACACCATCTTTACCATCAACTCCATTCAATCCACTCGCTCCCGTATCACCTTTATCACCCTTGATTCCTTTACCTAATTGAGTAGGGGATAATCTCCATTTAGTATTGCTAGTTGCAATCCATGTTTCATTGCTAATGGTATCTTGCCATAAATCCCGATTCTGAATAAACCCTTGCGGGCATGTGATAGGATGAAAACCGCCCTGAGTTATTCTTGCGTGGGGTTTTACTTCTTGAGCAAATGCACTCATTGATAAACATAGCAAGAGCATCACGCCCGCTATGTAATTGAAGATTGTAATTTTTCTCATATAATTAGATTAATAGTTTTGTAAGTCTTACTCTTGTATCGACAGGAATATCGCTATCAGCAGTCCAAATTCCTAAAGTATTTGCTACATCATAAACCTGAGCATCTGTAGTAGGATTACCTTTTAGTCGTGTGTTAATAAAGTCCCATGAACCAGCTCCGCCATTGTTTAGATTTCTAAAAATCCAAGCATCATCGTTTTCTGAATTATCATTACAAAACAATACCGCCTTATTAACGCCCTGTGTATTATTCATTTCTAATAACACTTGATCAGCTACTTCGCATTGGTTATAGACTTGCTCAATAAGAATATTATGTGCATCCCTGCCCGTTAACCCTATAATGGCATTGGCATAAGTTCCGCCCGTTCCCATCTCTGCATGAAGATTTCTAATAGTCAACTTCTTTGATACGGTTGATCCTGCAATATCACAAAGGATTCCATACGAAGCATCGGTTCCTTCAACCGTACATCCATCATAAAGAGGTGTATCGGTTCCAAGAATATGACACCCTACATGAGTTGCATCAGTCATTCTCCATCTACAATTAAGGAATCGGGGCTGATTTCCTGCCGTTCCATATCCTGCATTAGTCCACCAACCTTTATCTATCTTCATTCCCGTTGTGCAACCGTCGGTAGCTATATTCATATACATAGCATTTAACATAAATCCCGACTGCCAACCGAGTACGAAGTTATTAAGTTCGATTTGTTCAATGAGTGGCGAACGGGTTGCTCCAAAGCGAATACCAACGGCATTGCCATTACCAACCATCTTGAAGTTACCGAACCGCCAACGGTTATCTACACAAGAATCTCTAGCCTCCACTTGATCGGTAATGTTCATTGTAAAGACATTCGTTTGAGTTCCTGTAACTCTAAACCTTGTACCCTCTCCATCAAAAATAAACATTTGAGAATCGACATTTGAGGCAATACCACTTTTATAAGAAGGCAAATAGATTTCGTGTCCTGCTAAAACAAAAGCCCCATCACCCGCAACTAGCTTACGAATCTTATTAGTGCCGTTTGCAAGAGTTAAAAAAGCCTCTTGGATGCAAGCGGTGTCATAATCGACAGTAGTTACATCGATAGTCCCCCATGAAATAGCGGTGTTTGGAAACTGAGTCGCTGCCGTTCCTTCTGTGTATCCTAATGATGAGAGTGATCGAGTTGCGCCCGTTCCAACGGTATTAGTGCCGTCGCCAAAATCTGCAAAGCGAAGGTTATTACCTCCCGTAATAGTGATGTTTTGCGTAACGTTTGAGGCAAGAGCGGAAACATCTGCAAGTGATAGTTTTCTATCAATAAACCCGCCCCCATTTACACGAGCAACCCGCACAAGGTCATTACCCTGTGCGGTCACCCCATCTGTTAATCCGGTTATTGTTTGACTCATAATATAGAGAGTATCGGGTGATGTTAAGATTCTAAGAGTGCGTATTCACCATCTTCTAATAAGGCGGGTAATCCATCCTCAAGAAGTTCTAAGTTGTCATCACCCTCTACTATAAAGGGATGTAACAACGGTCAAATATTCCCACAGGAGTCGTGTAAGGACATGGTGAATCTGCATTCTGCCATTTAACCGTAACATCCCAAACTACGTTCGACTTTAGATCGTCTGCAATAGGATTTTTTGGTGTGATAGTTACAGGTGCTCCTGCGATGTGAACAGCTGACGATGTTCTGAATCCGATCGTGTACTCACTAGAGTATTTAATCTGATTGTAGAAATCACAGTTTTCAAGATAATTCGGGTCTTTAAAGTTTAGGATATGGGATGTACCGCCGTTCACAAACTCGGAATCTCCGAAGCCTGCAAGTTCTGAGGTCGTACCACCATCATAAGAGCCTTGAGTTTGCCAAATGACAATAATATCCCCGTTATCGATACCCGTAGTCCACTCTGTTGAGTTGGTAGGATCGGTAAAAGAGAAAGTTGATTTGATGAATGCCACCGAACGAATACGCCCGTATTCATAGGCAGGGCATGGATTACATGAATAGGTAGGCACAACACCTCCCGTTCCGCATCCTGAATCTGATGGATAATATACTGACATAGCTATGTGTTTTTAAGTGTTAACACTCAAGGCAAGAGGTTATACAAGTTTTATTGTAGTCTGTCGTAATTGTATAATCGATACTAATTAATATCTGATGTAATTGAACGGGATAAGTTTCAGCGGGCAAATTATATTCGTTCTGCCACACCTCAACGCTATTGTAATTATCTTGACTAGGCTCAACAGTTGCTCCCATTAAACCGCTATAATCTTCAATAGTAGCCCCTAAGTACTGATTGTTTAAACTAGACCTAATCATAAAAGCCATTTGATAGGGATCAAGTTTGGTGCGCTTACGATCCGCAAAACATACCAATCTCATGTTAGCCTGCTCACGTGCATTCTCGTTACCATCACCATAGGAGATAGGAGTTTCAACCTGCTCAACACTAAGTACTCGATGATAGATTTGAAGCGACCAACGATCATCTACTCCCGTAAATTCTTTGAAGTCCGATGTGTTGACAAGTACAGGAATAGTGTTTTGATCGTCTGCATTATTTCTAGGAACTAATTCACTTACTCCTTTGATGTCTTTAATAAATCTAGATCCATCCTTAAACGTTTCCGTTAGGGTGGCATTTATTAAATTAACTATTTCAGAGATGTAAGGCATTAGGTTTGTCTAGTTAGCCAATCATTGATTATTAATTGAATCTGTTTCATTTCTTCTGGCGTTAACTGATAGATCGTTCCGAATCTTTCTTGCGCCCACTTCGCTTTATTTGCATTGAATGAATTACTAAACCCTAATCCATAACCGCCTTGCACCGCTATCACCTTCCAATCATTTTCCATTTGTCCCGTTAAGGATAGGATGACTTTTTTGTCAGCCGTTCGATTGTACTTTTTTATTCTTGTCTTTAGATACTGAGCCGTATAAGTTCCAATCTGAGTAGCCTTTGCATTCAAGCCTTCGTTATGTATGCGAAACCTTGTTTCATCTAACATCACATTGGCAATAGTCCTTAATAGTGAATCCACGCTCGATTGCGTAGTCGCTTTTTTAAGTTTGTCAAGAATAGGAATCTCAATAGTGAGGTTCACTTCTTGCCTCCTCTACGTCCACCCTTTCCGCAATTACATTTATTTTTCATATCTAGTAAAATTCATTTGTTTCAACAAGTTGTACGCTATCACTACATTCAACACAACAATCACAAGAGAGGTGCATATTATCGCAGGTCTGTTCTAATGATTTGTTGTAATCAGTCGTATATTCATCTCTTAACTCCTTTGCCTTTTGAAGGTTTATGGTAGTGTAAGAGTTTAGATTAGTCGAATATATTTGCTCGGTCAAAAGTTCAATGCCTAAGCAAAATAGATACGCCCTTGTGAATAGGCTTTTGTTTTGGCAGACCATCGCATCCCATTTGCATTTAACGGTATAGATTCCCGTGAGTCCGAATGTGGATGAGCCTAAAGTAAGATCGGTTGATTTAATATTTGATGTAGCAGTCGTTTGCGCTCCGTTGATTCTACTCTTACAACACGTTGACCAATTACCATACAAAGGGATGGTTAGATCGTATGTTGAGATAGCAGTTGAACGAATACCACAAAATACGCTCCACGTGGAGGTATTGCCCGAACCGATCATGTCCTCATTTACCTCGATGTTATTCCATCCACTAACTAAAGTTACATTGGTAGTAAATAGCTTTTCTCCCGTTAATGTGTCCCATATTGCAACCTCTACTGTTTCGCCTACATCAGTACCACTTGCATAGAATGAAAGTGATTGATAATGGAAACACGATAAAGGACTTGGGATATATTCAAAGTCAACTGCATCTAATAAAGACGAAGTGAAACCCTTGAAGTTATTAGCGTCAGGAATATTTGCAGTAGTACCAACCTCACGACCTACATTGATACCTTGTAAAAGTGAATTTACTCGATAACGTGAAGCCATTGCAGCCCTCACATCGGTAGCAAATCTTAATTCTGCACGCTTTTGTATGGTAGTCCAAAGGTCAGAGAATGTCGCATGATCTTCATTAGAGAGGCTAGTAATCTGTTTTAATCCTATGCCTTGAAGGTCGTTAATATAAAAGCCTGATGGTGGCGTAGAAGTATTCCCGCACCATTTAATTTGGATGTAATCTCTAAGGCATTCCATATAGGAAATTCTTTTATTAAGGGTAGGGGTTATTCGCCCCCACCCTTAAAGTTAGATTACGTGTTAGTTAATGAATAACGAAGTGTATCGTTTGTTCCTGCCAAGCGATCAGCACCATCATAAGCATCTAACGGAGTAGTGAACAAGTCATAATACTTGTAGATACGAATGTAATACCCACGACCCGAAATAGAGCTAGAGTTCAAATAACCGCTTGTGATAACGTTAGTCACATCTTCAGGACATGACATATAACGTACTTGCATATCCCAACGAACATTACCTACACCGTTAGTTCCCCAACATTGTACACGTGGATCGATGATAGTAGAGAATACAGAACCGTCCTCACGCTGACCTGCCCAAGCACCTACATTTTGTAAGTACTCAAGATAATGAGCCGAACCTGGTGCGAACATTCCAACGTGTTGCGCTCCCCATGTAGATCCTGTTTGTCCTGAAGCATAGAAGCGGAAGTTTGAATTGTCAAGTAACGCAGCGTTATCAAGTCCAACACCAGGATAAATACCTCTGTTTCTACGTTGAATGTCGTATGAGTGCATTAAACCGCCCAACGCACCAACGAATACAGGCGCACCGCAGAACTCTTGCGTTTCTGCATCTGTAAGCATTTTCAACACACCCGCAGTAAGGTCGTTCAAGTTACCATCTTGCTCGATGTTAACCGCCACCGCAGTAGTAGCATTCGTAGAGATATGCTTTCCAAATGCCGAAGCCATTTGGGTAGTTAATACCTGCTCTTGTTTTTGATAAAGCGAGTTCATACCCTCTAATAGATAAGTTAAAACTTGAGCCATTAAAGGAGTTGGAGGCGTGCCTGTTGATACCATGTTAGTAGCATCGATACAGTATTGACGCATTAAATCGTCAGGAATCCAAAAGCCTTTGGATACGAAGTTATCGATTGTAACGTCAACCTCTTTAAATAAGGGCTGAACATCAACTTGACAAGTATCAGTAGTAGATACCTGAGCTACCGTTCCACGTGTTGAATATTTAACACGAACGGGGCGTTTTTGACCACCTTGAAAACCACCCTGTATAACAGTGGGGTTGTTTGGTTGATCGAGAAGCATTTGGGTAAAGCCTGGAATAGTAACCTTTCGGCTTGGGCTATTGGGCTGAGTAATAGAGTCTAAGTGTAAGAGGATAGCTTCACAGAAGCCTTGCCCCGTACCAGTGGTTTGTGCCATAATAGATAGTTTTTTAGGATGAATAAAATTGGAATCATCGTATTGGATTTCTCCCTACTACTATTGGCTAAAAGCCCTTCAATTAATGTTGCTACCTAAGTAGCCAATTCTCGTTTTGCCTTGAGATGGTACAAATATACATATTTTTATATCTTTACAAAATGAAAACAATATTATTTATCCTAATGACCGCCCTTTATTCTTGCGAGGTATGTGAAGAATGCACCACTACAACCTATCAAAATGGGGTAAGCACTCCGCTTGGAACTTCTACTACTGAGGTATGTGGGCGTAAAGAAATCAAACAAATCGAAGGCACTACCACCGCTACGAGTGGAAGTGTTACGGTAACTACTACGACTAAATGTAAATAGAATGAGCAAAATACATTATAGTGATGGTGCTGATAATTCACCCATACCACTACCATCTTTAAGCCCTTTATCAGACGAGGAGATTGATTATTTTTTTAATAGATACGATGAACTTATGGGAGAACCACAAATTGTTATTAATGAATCATGCGAAGAAACGATGGAAAAGGCTGATAAAAAATCGGAAGAAGTTAAATTGATAATCAAAGCCGAAATACTTCAAAGAAGACTTGATAAACCTAATCAATGAAATTTGTAAATGCGCCAAACGGAGCATCAAGATAGCTAGGTTTATACGGGATAACTCGATACATTGCGCCCCAAGACGAGATTTTCGCCATTCTCATAGAGTACGTCAAATCCTACTGCAAGATCGAGAATCTCAGATCGTCTTTCATCATGCTCGACTACCCATAGATCAACGTTAGGCATTAAAGGAAACATGAGTAAAAATAGTTCCGCACTCTTGCCTTCAATGTCAATATCTACCATGTCGAAATCTTTTCCATAGATCGAAAGCAGTCCGTTATAATGTACGGGCATTACCTTAATCTTTTCAAAGGCTACTGCATTTTTCCACTTCATCATGTGGTCAATATCATTGGTTGCAACCGCATCACCACAATCGTAAAAATCGATCATTCCCATTACGGGTTGAGTAACGATACATGAATTACATAACTCTACATTTTTACCTTTCATGTTACGTTGTAGGGCAGTAAATACACTTGGAGAGGCTTCAACCATTACACCCGACCAACCGTTTTCTAGTAACGCATACGTATTACTAAATACGACTCCATCATAAGCCCCAATGTCTAAAAACTTGCCTCCGAATTTAGGCAAATAGCTTTTAAAATAGCTTTCAATAAATGATTGTTCATTATTCTGTGAGTAGTTCTTCATTGGTAGCCTCTGTTATATTTGAATCAAAGATATAAGTTAACATGAAATGATCAATATGTTTAGCGTGGCGAATTAATTTATTAGCTTGTTCCGCCCATGCCCAATCTTCACCATACATGGAGTCAGGAAATTTAACGCCTTTAACCGTTTCACGTTTCCAAATACATACGTGCCACGGGGGTCTAGTTGCAGGAGTTTCTCCTACTTCCTCATTGACTTCATGCCCTGCTTTAAAGGTCAGTTTAAAAGCCCCGTTTCCATCGATATAAACATACTGTTTTAATGTGATAACGTCAGGATGAAATGAACCGTTAATAACCTCCATTGCCCGATCTACGTAGTCGGGTGCTACCTTGTCATCGTCATCGATCCAAGTAACGTAAATTCCTTTTGCGATGTCGAATAAGGCTTGGCGTTTTAAACCGATTGAACGCTTTTTATTGTCAAGTAAAACAAGGATTTCAACATCATCCCCATAAGGCTTTGCTTGACTAGATAGATTATTGAAAAGTGCATCTAATTGTTCTCTTCTATTGGGTACGGTTGCGATTAATATTGATAGTAATGGCATATTAAACTATTAAAGATAAATAATCTTTTTCAACTATCTTTTTTGTTATGTGATGACCGCCCTTAAGGTGAAGGCATAATCCATCTTCATCCCAATCAAAATCAAGAATAGCATCTCCCCATACCTTAAATTCAGTAGGTAAATAAGCAGTATTTTTTGTTTTTATCTTAATGTACTCTCCCTCTAAAGAAAATGATTTTAATACATTAGGTTCTAATATTAAATAGGCATTCCATCCTATAAATTTTCCAAAAATTGTTACTGGCTCAGCCGTTTCCTCGTATCCATTTATGCCATCTTCATAAATAAAGTGTGCTATTGTGCTCATTTGTTTTGCGATTTATAAAGCAAATATAATAAAAAAAGGAGAACCTACTGAGTCCTCCCTTCCAATCTAACAACTAAGAAAAAGTAAACCGCTTCTTATTGACTGCCTTTACGAAGGTCTTCTAATGCACTATTGATCTGAATTTTCGCTGCGGGTGCTACATTACTATTTGGATTTGATAGCGGTGTAGGCGGTTGAGTTTGGGTAGGTGGAGGTGTCGAGCCTTTCACATTCGCCATCTTTGAACCATAAACCACGCTATCAGCAAATGATTCAAATGGTACTTCTTTGTTATCAATGGTAAAAGGGAGAGCATCATCAGTCGCACTAACTAACTTAATAGCGTTATTTGTATATACAACCTTTCCGCCTTTTGCAGATAATTCCTCATCGAAAATAGACCTTGCGGTTTTAACATGTACACGTGGATCAACATCTTTATTAGCGTAATCGTAGGCTTTGAAATGACCATTCATCTTTTCATCCATGAACTGATTCAACCATTTCTGATTAGTAGATTCAACCTCATTCTTTGCACTTTCTTTCAGAGTATTTACCAAAGTGTTTAACTCACTTATTTGAGCAACTAGCTTAGACTTATCACCACCCGTTGCAGTAACTTGTTGATCTTTTAGGTCAGCTAGAGCCTTTGTGAATAACTTGATACGGGCATAGGTGTTTTGCTCAGTTGTTAAGGCGGTGCGAATATCATCGGGTAATTGGTATTCATCCATCAGTCCACTAAGTGTAGTGTCAGCCCCTGCAAGAGCAAGAGCGGTGAAATGCTTCTTAATGTCGGGATTGATCTGAGCCTCCTTAACCGTTAATAGGTTGTTGAGTGATGGCTTAAAATCATCGGGTAAGTTGATCTTCGATAATTCGGGATTAGATAGGATGTCTTTTAGTGCTGTTGTGTCGTAACCCGTACGATCTGCAATGTGGTTAATTAATTCTCCTGCGTTCATTTTTTATTGGTGTTTGTGGTTGGTTTAACTGCTTTTTGTTGTTGTGCTAATTGCTTTTCTAATTCTGCAATTCTCTTATCCTTTTCGCTTTCACTTACTTTAGGTGCTTGGATCGTTACCATTCTGATCGGTACGGGTACTTCACCTTTAGGAAGGAATACGCAGTTCTGCATTTCATTCTTTTGGACTAGCATATCCATAACGCCCTGTTCATTTGCTTTTGGAAAGTCGAACCACTCCGATCCATCCTTCCATACGGTTAGAAATTCTTGTGTTTGTTTCATTCTGTAAAGATATTATTAGTTTTCATATTGATCCCATATTGCTTTAGGTACTATTGCTTTTGGTACTCCGTAGAACCCGTGATTACAATTATAACCACCTGCGTTAACTTGTAGGCTTGAAACATTAGTACCCTTAATCATTCCATGTGGCAAATCGTACTTCTTGTAAATCGGTATTTGATCCCCACATATTCGACCCTCAAGTAATTGTTTGAACTGCGAAACATGGATAAATTCAAGGCATCCCGTTTTACGTGCATCGATAAGTTTAATGCAAAACTCCCTAGAGGTCTTTCTTAAACTACCCGAATATCGAAAGAACTTAAACCCTAAGTCATCGGTTAAGATTTGGTTGTATTGGCGTGAATACTGATTTAAAGCATCGGTTACGATCTGCCCTGTATATTTCTTCAATGCACCATCACCATCGGGAGAGTCGAGTAAATAAAGCCTTACCTCTTCCATGAATGAACTGATCTTTCCGCCCGTAGTAACATTCTTATTTAAGATGTCCCGAACCTTATTAATAACTCCTGCATTAAGTCCATTCTTACCAAGTGATTCGACTGTGATTTCAATGCTCTGCTTTTGAATTTCGGCAAGTACTGAAGGTATTCCAAACTGACCAACCATTGCAGTAAAGTAACTATTTTGAAGTACCGCAATCTTTTCATAGGTATCGACTACCTTTTGCAGTTCTTTCATGTAACGTCCATCGATAATGACTTCATTAAGTCGTTGCTTAATCTTAGCAATCATCTTGACATTTTTAAGAGTTGGTTTTATCGCCCCATCCTTATTAGTATCAAGTTCCTTTGCAAGAATTAACACCTCTTCATAAGCCTGCATTTGAACTTTAGGGATTGAATCCATAAAGCCATCGACACGATCATCTAGTAGGTCATGAATTTCTTTTATGATGTCATCGCCTTTGTTCATTATACTTCTACTCTAGTTTCGTCAATCGTTTCATCAGGTCTTTCGATAGGATCGATTTCTTTCATCTTCTCCATTGCATAAGCCTTGATGATACCTTGCTGTTCTTTGATTTGCATCTCTCCAAAGTTCTTATGCTCCATCATTGCTCGGTTAACGAACTCCGAGATATTGGCACTAATAACCATATCAAGTTCACTCACCACGCCAAAGGTTTTGTAAAGCGAAATAGCCTCTTCACTCACCCCTGCGAACGGATCAAGTTTTAGTTTTAGTTTAACCGTATCACGTACCGTTGGATCATTGGCAAATCTCTTTTCTGTTAAATCGATCTGAGTAGCATTGATGATAGCAGGATCGACCTTCGCCTCGATCATTCCTTTAAGTTCTTCAATCAACACCCCTGCACTTAACAAATCAAATCTTTCGGGAATCGTTATTTCGGGTAGCATAGATTCAAGTGTTTCAAGATCGGTAATAGATTCCTTGTATCTCCAAGCGTTAATATCATAGATGATTTCGCTTTCGATTCTAACACTATCAATTGCCACGCTATGAACAAATGAATAAAGTTCTTCACGATCAACTTGCTTTGCTACTCCGCTTTGCGATAAAGGAACTTCTGCTAAATACTCCATGTTGATTGAAGCAAGTGCATCGGTAATGTGTTGACGAATACGGGACTCTTGAAGGGTGGCAATAGCAGTATCTTTTTGAACATATCCCATCGGAGGGGTGGGGGCTTGTAGTTCACCCGCTTTTGGCATTGGAATAGTTAAATGCTCGTAAGGATTCATCGGTGCGTTACCCGTACCCTTACACGATTCACATATTACGGGAGCGGTGTTTTCTTTTAGCACACGTCTGCCAGAACCCTTACAATCTTTACATGATTGGGGTTGAATAGTCCACATCGTAGAATGAATGTGCATAACGATCTCGGCTTGCATATCTGAGTATTCTCTGACCGCCTCGTTAAGCATTGGAACGATACCAGCTATTCGACTCTCATAAAGTGCATATCCTTCACCTTGCTCGGTGCAAATACCCCTCAAAGTTCTAACAGGAATATACCCCGTAACATTCACAATATTCATCACCTCTTCAATGGTGTCTTTCATTTTTAGATAATGAAAAGCCTGCACCACATCGGACTGAACTACGTAATACTTACGACCATCTTCATAGGTGATTCCATTAGCTACATATCGAACCTTATCACTCGACTCAAGTATGTAGTAAACGCCTTCTTTGTAATCGATGATCCTGTCAGAAGTAAAGATGATTGGAATAGGTTTATAGTACTCATTGTTTTCACTATTCACATTTAAGGGAATAGTCAACACGACTGCATTAGCATCGATTAGATATGTTCTAAAACATATTCCCCAATACCATGCGTCAATACTACCCCATCTTGGTATGCTTTCACTAATATACTGCTTTAGGCTTTCATCCTTTGGAATCTTAGCGGGCAAGTCCTCATCAAACATGATCGAGAAATCAGGTGAACGTGGAATCTTTTGAAGACTATTATAAATCTTGGTGAACGTTGGCTTTGTTTTAGGTACGTAGATTTTTTCACGGTAGGCGTGTATCTCAGGACTTTCGGCAGGTCTTCTTTCACCTATTAGCTTCTTAGGAAATTCACCCGAAGCATGAAGATTAATTGATTCAGCAAGTTCTACCGTTTCCTCGTATAGTGGATGACGTAGTTTATGATTCTGAATGTATGGAGCTAGAAACTCCGATGTTACTTGTGGCATGGCTTAGATTACTTTTCTTTCGATCATCGTATTCATTTTCTGATGTATTGGCATAGTACTTAAGCCCGATTTGTAACTAGCATTTTTGCAAAGTTCATCATAAATATTCTTTTGATGTCTAGGAATAAACTTACCTCCTAGAGAAAACATAATGTAATTTCTTTTTACTTGCATTGAGTTGGCAAACTTTTCCGCTGCGTGCCAATAGGAAGGCTTAAACGGTGATTTGTGAGGCTTCACCCCTTGCTCAATCATGCCCATCATAAGGAATGGTTCATCTGGCTTATCCCCTGCAAATGATTTTACGGTAAGTTTATTAGACTTATAATGTTTCAATGCACTTTTAAATATTGCCTTTGACACCTTACTCTTTTCAAAGTAGATGAACTCACTACTTAGATCGAACCAATACGGCGCATCGATGGAATCCTTGCTAATCCATTGGCTTATTCCTACATGAGGCTTATCTTCACCTCGATTGGCAATCGTAAAATCAATGCCATCTAAAGATGAAAACAAGCTATCAATATTAGCCATTGGACTGATGATCGTATCGGCATCCATGAAAATAGTCTTCTCAAATGGCGAATAATCCACTAGCTTATACTTTAAACTAAGTGGCGTGCATTTACCTTCGCTATTATGAAAGTCATTGTATAATGGATCTTTGATTTCGCTAAATATTGATCTCTGCGATTCTGTTAAATGAGATAATCCGATCTGATCTGCAATGATACAAATAGGGATATGCGGTGCTACGGCTCTAAGGCTAACGGCTAAATTGTAGGCGTAGTTTCCATAGAGGGCGTGCTTAGTTGCTATGGTGATGATTCCTTTCATATTTTAAGCGGGTTGTAACATGATTACATTAGTTGGATGACTTGCAAGATCGACAGTAAAGCAAGCAGAAGAATAAGTTGAATTGTAGTTTCCTGTTGCAACCACCGTAATATCGAGTATTGGTGCTACATAAATAATATTTTGATTGATAATCGAACCACCTAAGAATGTGGTGATATAGCCATTCATGTAAGCTATTATTGCATTTCTGCCCGCTAAGGTTGTGGCATCATTACCTGAATTAGTGCCAAACGATCCTTGAATATACCATTCTAAATCAAAGTTTGAATCTGTTACATCGGTCAAGTCAAACGTGCCTGTCATACGATAAGCAATCGTAGTTGATGGCGGTGTAGTAACTACATTAGTAGTACATGGTGATTCGGCAACATAAGAGCATGATCGGTTAAACAATGTTTCATCTTTAACTAAATCTACTCTTGACTGAGCTAAATTGTATCTATGCTCATCCCATTCAGGCTCGTAATCCTTTAAAGGTGCGAAATAAACATCACTATCTACGGTCAATACATCGCTTAGTAATTGTAATCTAATAACGTCATGCGTAGGTTCATCAACATAGTCAAACCATGCCGTACGAATCTTTCCGCTTTGAGCAAATGACCTAGCAAATGAGCCGTTACTAAACAAATACTCTTCACCTACACTTGGGTAACGTGGCGCAAATTGAAGTACTCGAAGTCTTTGTGTTAGATAGAATAGTGGATTAGTAACCGATCCAAAGTAAAACCCGAAAGCATAACTATCACTATAACCGCTTACAATAAATGAACAGTCCCATGTGCCGTATCTAAATTTAGTTGTAGAGATTAAGTCATCAGACGTGCAATCCCCACTAGAAACTATTTTAAACTGATAGTAGTCATCGCAATTCATTTCGATAGGTGATGTTTCTTCAGATAAGATAGCCGTATTGAAGCACCATATAATTCGATCATCCCAAACCTCAAAAGGTAGTACTGCTGATTCTTGGGTTTGTTGAGTGTTGATTACGGTTAACTGATAATCGCTTGTATCGGGATCGGCAGTATCTAACAACCCAAAATCATCGACACTTACTAGAGATATACAACCATCGAAAGAATCCCAACTTTGAAAGATTAAGTCTGTTCCTGTTGTAGGCACTCCGTAAAGATTATATTCTCCATTTTCATAGATCGAACCCAAGTAAACTCCGCCTAGTATCACCTCCATGTGTCCTTGAGTCATATCGGTAATGGTAAAACTTACGCGGTGGTAATTGCCAGTAGTCGTATAGGCTGATGTGTTATTTAACGCACCATCTGATACCGCACAAAATGATCCTTGTCCCGTTGTTTCATCATAGGAATAACTAAAGGATGGATAACCGAAAAACATATCGACCGCCCAACAGTCTTCAGTCATTTGGTCAATGCTGATAATGGTAATAGCAATGGTATCGCCCGCAGTAGGTGAGGCGTTAGAAAATGCAAAGGCGATTAAATCATCAGCCGTTTGTGCAACATGGTATGAAGTATAAGTACCAAGCGATTCAAAGGTTCTGCTATCAGCCGAAAGCCCTAGTGTTAGAAACACACCCGCATCACCAGTAATACTTGTTATTTCAAACACGATTCGATACGGTGCGCCAACTACTAGTGTCCCGAAATATTGAGAGCAGCTATCACCACCTGCTGCACTTGCACCATCATACGAAACATGATCGGCATCAGCACTACTCCATCCATCTGCCACGTCCCATACTACTGATGGGAAATTAGTGATTTCATACATATCAGCATCGCATAACTCATCTTCGTTACATGGCGTGATTATCTCTTGAATGCAGATCGTATCACCCGAAGTAACGAGTTGAGCATATGCCCGCTCGTCATTGTTTAGGCAAGGTTGATCGGGTAAAGCCTGCTCAAATATGTAGGGTTGGTTAGGTATTAGTTCAATTGGCATTGATAGTGGCTTTGTTAGTTTTTAGAGTAATTGAAGCTACTCCCTTAACTCTATTGTATTGTATTTCATTGATTCTCCCTTTTCTTGGTTGTTGACCATTTTGAGCAAATGTGCAAAATCCGTAGGGTGTTGCTACAATAGTTTCAAAATCATTTTTACTCATTGGATATTCAAAGTCAAATAATCTTACGGGGTAATCATCGGGATCGTATGTTTCAAATACGCCACCCGCTAATGTATTTTCATCTATCTCCCAATATGAAGATGAATCAAACGTAAGGGCAATCGGATTTACCGCAGGCAATATTTCAAATCTAATATTGATGTATGAATCAATTCCGAGTACTGCATCAAATGTTCCTGTTAAATCATACAATCCTGCAAGTCCAATGGTGGCGTTATCTATTTCGTATGAACTAATGAGTACATTACTAGGATTAAATGTATCAGCCCAAAGCCTAATACCAAGTCCTGTTGATGGGTTGGTTACGTTAATTCTTACTAATACAGTATTTCTATAAATTCCATTTAAACCCGCAGTAAATGTATCGTTTCCATCGAAATATCCTGATACATTATAGACCACATTTGGAAACGGTAGAGATGGAAATGTCGAACTTGCCGTAACCGTTCCTAGTATGGTTGAAATAAAACTTTTGAAAGTTCCCGTTCCTTGAGGCTCAAAGAATGACGCTATCGAATTTGGTACTTTACCAAACAATCTTAATGATGTGGCGTAATTTGATAGACCTTCGTTATAGGTGTACTGAGCGGGGATTAAATTGAAGTAGTTTGTGTTTCTTGTTCTTCCTGTTGTTGCCGTACTTAGTATTGAATCAATTAATATGATGCTTGAATCATAACTTTGGTCAAGATTCTGGGTAATTTGGTAAATGACGTTGGGGCTTGCAATCCAATCTGATGACAAGTCTAAAATATTATCAATGTTACATACTCCTAAAACTCCAAACTCCTCAACCTTAAATCCAAATAAAGGTAACTGCTCAGGTGTAAAGTAGTTAAGTGAATCAAATATTTCACCTCCAAATTTCACAACAGAATAAAGGCTTTGGTTATCAAACTTGGATTCTATTTCATAAATATCTGTGAAGTTAAAAACTATTGCATCTTGATCGAAATAATCTGATGACTCAATGCGAACAACCTTTGCGTTATTACTTTCTTCAACTGCTAGAGTGATCGGTATTTTATTGTTCACTTCTTTTAGTAGTGTTTCGAAGCTAAACTGAGCAAATGAAACATCGGTATTTGTTCTGAGTCTTTCACCACTAACAATACATAAACCCTCCCATGTACCACCAACATCGAATGTCGATGATACAAAAGATAAACTCCCGTCAGAAACAAAATCTATAAAATATCTAAACGCATCAAATATCCTAACCGCAGGCACATTGCTTAATAGCAGTGAGTCGTTGGATGGTCGATAAACATCGAGATCGTATGTAGGTGCGGGTGTGATGGCTATATTATTCTTACTTCTTCCTGCCTGTGGGCTTGTTTTTATTTTCTTGTTGTTATTGATTTTAGCATAGAATGAATTGTCCTGTATTGTAGTAGTTATAACACAGTTTTTTTCATTGACTATGCAATCAGATAAGAAAATATTTCCGCTCATTGTTTGAACCCAACTATTCCCGCACATCTCTTGAAAGGAAACATTCAGGCTTGTACAAAATCCTTCATTATTGATTTTATCGTTAATATATGAATAGATTTCACCACTAAATTCATAACTACCATCAGTAGTGAGAAGAATAGTATTTGATTTATCATCCCTCTTAAAAGAGGTATTCAATTCAATCCAATTATCGGGTGAATCAAACACTATGTTATCAATGACGAACCTTACCATCTTCTGATGTCGATATTTTTAGATAGTTCAGAAGCCAATATCTTGCCCACTATTTTTGCATTGCTTAATTCAACTTGATTGCCTCTATTAAATGCCTTTGATAGTTTGCGCACGTCAATATCAGCCGATACCCTATTTTCGATCTTTCCACTTAACTTAGATTGAACAAATGCGTTAATATCTGAGGCTTTGATTTGCTTATTAAATATGGCTCTTACTGTTGGGTGATAGGCTTCATTTCTATCTTTAGGGATAACCGCTTCACCTCTATGGATTACTGCGTGCATACCTCCATCAGCATCTAATTTTCCACCTCCTACATTGAGTGTTCCTTCCTTGAATTGTGGTGTTTCGACAGCTATAATACGGGCTAAGTTTAATGCTCCTAGTGTTGTGGCTAATGCAATCGCTGCGGGTACTGCTTCGGGTGGTGTAGTAGCTAATGCGTTAATAATACCTTGAGCCGTTCCTATAATAGCTTGAGCGATCTGAGCCTTCTTATTTATTTCAAATTGCTTTTCTCTTAATGCTTTTACTTTGTCATTGTATTGCTTTTCGGTCAAATAGCCATTATCCCTTGACTCTTTTAAATTCTCTAAATCATTTTGATAAAGTTGATTATTAAGTGCAAGAATACTATTATTGACTTGACTATAAGCATTCACTATTTGACTGAAAAAATCAGCTAACTCTTCTCTTTTTTGTTGCAACTCTTCCTCTGAAAAGAATGGTAGTTGAGGAAGGTCTGTTGAAAGTGTTGTAATGGTAGTTCCAATAACATCGAATAAGTTTTCAATGTCTTCGGTAGCTTGTTGCGGAGATGGTAGAATACTAGCCTTTGTGAATTTATTTTTAGCTTGATCGTCTAAAACCGCCTGCTCTGCACGTATCTTTTCATTTTCTTTTGCTTGCTCTATTTCTATTAGTTTCCTTCTAGTTTCATAAAGCCTTTTTATTTGCCTAACTGCAATTACATCTAGTTGAGATTTTTCACCAAATGGCTTGCTTTGTATTTCCGCTATTACCTCCGCCTCTTCTAGTGCAAGTCTTTCAAGTGAGGCTACATACTTTGTTATTTTACCCTCAGCTAATCTTACCTGAATATCAAGTTCGGCTGCGCTCTTTTTATAATTTTCTGTACCCTTATTAAATATATTTAATCTTCTTAATGTATCATCATACAAATCCTTTTCGGCTTGTGATGCTTTTCTAAGTGATTCCGTTGATTCATCAGTAGCTAATTTATACACTCCAAACGCACTAGCTAAAGCCAAAACAACAACAGTAAGCGCACCAATTGGATTAGCTAACATCGCTGCATTGAGTCCACTTTGCGCTGCCGTAGTAACCCCTAAAACCAATCTCAACTGTGTATAAACATCCTTGAGTTGAAGCACACTATTAATCCCTTGAGTAAGATTTAGCACGCCTTGAAACTGTTGGGCTAGTTTAGTGATGCGTTCATTCTCAACTCCGAATACTTGTAACGCACCCGTAGCAACTTGAAAAGCCCCTTGAATACCTTGACCTAAATTAACGAATGCATTGAGTTTAGCTTCTGGATTCAGCGCATCTAAATTAGCATTAAGATCGGCTATCTCATCCTTGATTAATGCAGCCCGTTTTGCTGCTTCTCTTGCTTCTTTACTAAATGCTCCAAACTCTTTTGATAGTTTAACGGCTTCATTCTTTGCCTCACTGAACTGCGTACGTAATGACTTGCCACTATTAACCGATTCTGTTACCTGCTTATTAAGGTTTTTAGCATCTACACCCGCCTCTTTTAACGCATCAGCTACACCCTCTGCAATACCTTCGAGCATGGCTAATTTCTTAGCATCATCTTCGGTAACCTTGCCCATCTTTTGAAGTTCATCAATGGACTTTGTGATGCCTGATGTATCAGCAGTAAACTTTATGAGTATGTTTTCAGTAGCCATTGCTTTAATATATTATGCAGTTTGTTGATAGTAGCAAACCGCTCCTGCCTTAGCAGTAATAGCTGAGCTAAGTACTTCTGATGCAAATCTTGCTATAACTGTTCCGTTAGCAGATGGAATAATAAATCCTTCAATTCTTGCCAAGTTATTTGCTAATGAGCTACTTGTAGCATTTGAAGCGGCAGGAAGATCATAAGCAATATTATTAGCATTTCTAGTAGTGGTTGTAGCTGCAAGAGAGTATTCACTTGAGTAACATAATAGAGTTGGTGCAGCAGGACCATTAATACTCCATCTTGATCCCGTAGTAGTAGCCGCAGATGTGTATGGAATGATAAAAAGAAAATAGTATTTATTTCCTGCCGTAACAGAAAAAGATAAACCCGTTACATCTTGAATCGTATTAGCAACTGCATTATTATTTACAACATTGACACCTAAAACCACCGCCGTTAATGCAGTTCCAATAGTATTGTTTCCTTGATTAATAGATTGTTTTACCGCTCCTGAATTAGCAATCACCTTAAATCCAATTCCTTCTTGAAATTCTATTTTCTCACCCGTTGCTAATGTGGTTTGAAATAAAACATATTCAGTTCCGTTAGCATCTAATTTTACTGTAACAGTTGCATTGACCGTATCTCTATTAAATATACTAATAAAATCAACCACTCGTTGGGTTGAGGCGGCAGGCGAAGAGGCTAATGTTACATCAGTAGTATCATTGGTATTAATTACCGATCTTCCCGCTACAAAAGTTGTACTTGTTCTATCTCTCCAACTTGTAAAGCATTGGAGTTGATTGGTGGTTATTGCTCCACCAAGTACCACTTGTAAGTTATCTGTTGTTTCTGATAGAATAATCATATTAAGCCTTCTACTTGTTGTTGTGTTAATCCTCCACTACCAACCACTGCATACGTATCAATAATAGCATCAACCGCAGTCTTCAATAGTATAGCCGATCCAACACTAGGATTAGTGCAATCACTATAAAGAAGCCTATACTGTTGTTGTAGTTTGCCCGTTTCAAGTTCATGTGACGCAAATATGAAATAATCACCATCAACATAGGTGGTGCAATAAACCTTTTTGTAAAAGATTTCTGTACCATACTCCGTTACTTTGATTAGTACGTCTGTCGATGATTCAAATGTGTAAGTAGGCATTGGTTAAGCTTCTCCAAATAGTGCTATTATAGCGACACGTATTGCACTTGCATCTGATTTCGTCCAATTTGCACCATTTGTTTTTAGTGTTGCTTCACTAATAGTTGCAACAGACGTATTCCCAATGTAAAGACTAAACAAAAATGAGCCGTTAGGAGTTCCGCTTGTTGACCCCGTTATTGTTTTAGTCCAAACCTTTTCAGAGGAAATAGTATACTCTGTTGTTTCAAGTGTTGTCGATTCTGTCCAATCGGGATATGTCGCAACACCAATGTTAACACCACTAATTAAATTAGATGTGGGGTTTGTTAGTGCCTCAATGGTTATTGATACTGCTACTGTGCTTGCCATGTTTTTTTAGTTTTTAAAGTTTTTCTTGTTTATCTGTATGTTCAAT